AGATATTTCATAAATGCAAAAAGTTTTTTGTGACTGAAATGATAAGCGTATGAGAAAGGAGTATAAAGATGCACACAGAAACAAAAGCCATGATTTGCACGGCAGCAGTGCTGATCGCAATGGGAATCTTTAAAGAATTAGCTGCAGTGTGTCTGATCACAGCGATGATCTACGAGGAAGGAGTGAAAAGGTTTGATAAATGAGAAAGAAATTCTGAAAGAGCTTGATGAACGAATCAATATTCAGAACAGAAACATCGAAAGAGTTATTCAGGTATCAAATAATCAAGCAGAACTTGTTTTACTTGAAAGAGAGATCGCAACATATCAGAGCGTAAAGAAGTTGATAAAAGAAAAAAGTGCCCACGGAGCGGCAACTCCAATGAGCACATTGCTAAACAAACAAGAACAGTATAACACAGATCAAGAAAAAATAGAACCAATAAAACTTGCACAAGAGATTTTTGCGTTATGTATGAAAATCCAAGAAGGAGAAGATGGGAAAGTAGAACATAGAAAGAAAGGCAGATGTTTAGGACCTACAGTATTTGTTGATTTTTATGGACATGTTGCACAGTTAGATGTTGAGATTTCCCCAGATGGATGGTCAGAAGAAGAGGGCAGAAAAGAGAAATTCAGTTTTTATTTAGGAGACTATTGGGGTCATCAGCAAAAAGAACGAGCAATCAAGTGCAAAGAGAGATTGATCGAACTATTAGAAGAAAGAAGAGGAAGTGGCAATGAAGAATGAAACAAGGCGGAAAGTAAGAGAAAAAATTCTCGAAAGTTGTTTATTAAGAGAGTTAGGTCTTGTAGACACAGCAGCAGACAAAATAGAAGAAGTTGTTGATATCATTTTGTTTGAAATCGGCGGTTGTGTAAATCCGGTTCCTGCGGCTGCAAATGACATTACCGTTGCTGTTCTTAAATTTATTGCAGAAACTCTGGAAAAGGATTTGGATGACGGTCAAAAGACTAATGTTCAAATGATTCAAGCGGCTTTAAAAGTAAAATATGGATTATCAAAAGTGGTAACAACTAAAGAAGGAGATAAATAAAATGGCGACATTATATGAACTGACAGCAGAATACAAAGAACTGCTTGATATGGCAGAAGAACAGAATCTGACGCAGGCAGATATCAAAGACACTTTGGAAGGAATGGACTATGAATTTGAAGACAAGGCAGATGGGTATGCAAAAGTTCTTCGTTCCCTGGATGGTAAAGAAGCATTGATCGATAGTGAAATTAAACGTTTGACTGACATGAAAAGAGTTGTGGTAAACAACAAGAAAACAATTAAGCAGAATCTTGAAAATGCAATGATTGAAACTGGCAAGACAAAATTCAAGACGGCATTATTCAGCTTTGGAATCCAAAAAAATCCACCAAATGTAAGGATCAAAGATGAATCACTGGTACCAGAAGAATACCGAGTTAAACAACCAGACAAGATTGACAGAAAAGGATTAATCAAAGCACTTAAAGAAGGAGCAATGTTTACTGAAAACATTGAATTAGTTCAGACCAAAAGTCTAAGGATCAGATAGGAGAAACACATGAAATTCAGAGATCTAAACGAAGATGAAATTGAATGCAGAGTTGCAACAGTTAACGAAAATGGATGTTCTTTGTTGCTTTATAAGGATGCAAGATGTGATATGAACATTCTGGATGAAACACTGGGAGTCACAGGATGGAGAAGATCTCATGAAGTGATCGGTGGAAATCTTTTTTGCACGGTTGAGGTCTATGATGATCAGAAAAAAGAATGGATATACAAACAAGATGTAGGCATTGAATCATATACAGCAAAAGAAAAAGGACAGGCATCGGACAGCTTCAAGAGAGCATGCTTTAATTTAGGAATTGGCAGAGAATTATACACTGCACCAGATATATGGATTCCGGCTAAGCATGTAAATCTCAAAGAAGGAAGGAATGGAAAACTGACTACATATGATGGATTTTATGTAGAACAGGTCATCATAGAGAAGAAAAAAATTGTTGCATTATCAATCAAGAATAAAACAACAAAGAAAAGAGTATTTCTTTATGATACAAGACCGCCAAAGGAAGAAGAGACTAAGTAATGCATGAACTTGCAAAGATAACAGGAATCAGATCAGATATCGAAGGAACAGAGATGAAAGTCTTTGTTCCAGAGAAAAATCTGTTTAATACGATTCTGGATAAGCGAATCCGTGATGTGGAGCTTCGGCTAGATGATGGCAGAACAATAACCAACGCACAGAGAAAAAAGGCATACGCAACGATCAGAGACATTGCAGACTATACCGGTTATCTTCCAGAGCAGATGAAAGAGATTATGAAGTATGAATATATCATACGGACAGGAAATGATTATTTCTCTTTAGGGACATGCACAGTTGATATAGCAAGAGTTCATCTCGATGTTATTGGAGTTCTGCTTAGAGCAGGGAATCCCATTATCTGATTTGGCGATCAACCGAGCAGATGATATTGGAAGGTATCTGTATTACTGCATCAAGAATCGTGTATGTGCGATCTGTGGCCGCAAAGGAGAAATTCATCACGTTGACAAGATTGGGATGGGAAACGATCGCAGGAGTATAGATGACAGCGATTACAGAAAGATATGCCTATGCAGAACGCATCATACAGAAGATCATACGATCGGAGAGAAAGCTTTCCAGGAGAAGTACAAGGTTTATGGAATCATAGTAAAGGAGCAGGAGAATGGCTTGGAAGAATTACAACAGACCCAACAAGTACAACAATCACAAAACGATAGTTGATGGGATCAAGTTTGACAGCATCAGAGAAGCAGAAAGATATCAGGAATTAAAGCTGTTAGAAGAAGCAGGAGAAATCTCACATCTTGAACTGCAGCCGGTCGTGGTCCTTCAGGATAAATTTATTTATCAAGGCAAGACGATTAGAGCGATCACATACAGAGCAGACTTTGCTTACTTTGATCGCACAGTAAACAGGGGTGTGATTGAAGACACGAAGGGCATGGAGACAGATGTTTTTAAGATCAAGAAAAAGATGTTTCTGAAGAAATATGGAGATCTGTACGAATTTCGAATAACGAGGTGATCACATGAAGCAAAAGAGCAGCTTCCTGATCTACCATGAATATCGGGAACCGTTAAAATTACTGACAGATGAGCAGAGAGGTCAGTTATTGATGGCATTGATTGATTACTCTGAATCAGGAGTTGTTCCAGAACTTGATGGAATATCCATGATGGCATTTTCGTTTATACAAAGCCAGATGGATCGTGATTCAAAGAAGTACGAAAATCGATGCAGTTCTAATCGGGAAAATGGGAAAAAGGGCGGAAGACCTAAAAAGGAAAATAACTTAGAAGAAAACCAAAAAAACCCAATGGGTTTTGAAGAAACCGAAAAAAAAACTAAAAACCCAAAAAAGCCGATAAAGATAAAGAATAAAGATAAAGAGAAAGATATAAATAAAAATACTATGTGCAAATCTGAAGCAGATGCACTGTTTGAGAGAGTTTGGAAATTATACCCTCAGAAACGTGGGAAGGGGAAAGTCTCAGATACCAATAAGAGGCGTTTACTTGATATCGGATTCGACGAATTAAGTCGTGCCATTGACCGATACAAGGCGGACTTGGCGTTAGATGACTGGAGAAAGCCCCAAAATGGCAGCACGTTCTTTAACTCGGGATACATAGATTACTTGGATGCAAATTACGAAAAACCTGAAAGAATACAGAGTGAAAAAACTCCGGGGGAATTAAATTGTCAAAGGGACTATGATTTTGATTCTTTGGAACAGCAGTTGTTACAGAAACAGTTAGGAGATGAGATTTGACATGAACGAAATGAGCAAATTGATTGCTGTTAACTACGAAGCGGAAGAGCCAACAGTGTCAGCAAGAGATTTACATGAGCAGTTAAACATCAAAACAAGATTTAACGATTGGTTTCCAAGAATGTGTGAATATGGCTTTGAAGAGTCTAAAGACTTTTACTCAAAAAAGAGTAAAACTGTAGAACACAATGGAAGACCTCAGACGGACTTTCTGATTTCCATCGACATGGCAAAGCAGATTTGTATGATTCAGAGATCACCTGAAGGAAAGCAAATCCGACAGTATTTCTTGGATCTCGAGAAAGCCTGGAATACACCAGAGCAGATATTTGCAAGAGCATTGAAGATGGCAGATAAAACGATAGACAAGCTCAAATCAGACAACGCAATACTGATTGAGGATAACGAAAGAATGAAGCCAAAAGAGATATTTGCGGATGCAGTTTCCACGAGTGATACATCTATCCTGATCGGAGAGTTGGCTAAGATTCTTCGTCAAAACGGAGTACAGACGGGGCAAAATAAACTGTTTGAATGGATGCGATGCAATGGTTATCTGATCAAGAGAAAAGGCTCTGATTGGAATATGCCAACGCAACGAGCAATGGATATGGATCTATTCGAGATCAAGGAAACAGTGATCAATCAGCCAAATGGATCAACGAAGATCAGCAAGACAACGAAAGTTACAGGAAAAGGGCAGCAGTACTTTATCAATAAGTTACTCGCAGCAATGTAATAAAAATAAGACTATCCGGTTGATCACTGCCTGCAAGACACTATAAACCATGATTGTTGTTTAATAAAAAGTCGTAGTATTAGTCGTGGTAGCTGTGGATTTAGGAGTGATCTTAAGTGACCAACAACAGCACAAAGGGATCATATGCAGGCAGTGATCAGCCGGAGAGCTAAATTATATACCACATGTAACTATTAACCGCATAAGAAACAGCCAGTATAAGCCATGAGCCTGCTGCCTAAGGCAGTGGGCAGAAAGGAGAACTGATGGTAGATTACAGCAAAGGATTTAAACGCCGTGTTGTGCAATTGTGGATCCAACATGGTATGTCCACAAATGAGATCAGCAGAACATCAGGCATCGATCATAAGACATTGATGAAGTGGTATAAGCGTTTCTACCCTGAGATAACAGGGGGGGCGAGACAAAACACGAAGGTTTGCAGTGGCATTATGTAGGCAATTGTGCCGGATATCATAAGTAAATAAGTAAAGGAGTATGATCAGACAGTTTGGTTCTTTACCTGAGGGATTCTTCAAGTAACTGTTAACCAAGCAATCAATACCAAACATATTTTTTCAGGTTCTTTTAAATGTAATTTCTCAAATATTAGATTTAGTTTTTTACAATTTTTCAAATCAAAAAACGAAGAATCACAGAGCCTTATATGATTGGGCAAAAAATAACAGATCAGCGATCAGAGATAAAGGCGTTGTATCAGGTAAAGAACCAAGCTGTCTGAGAAAACGATATGAGATATAAAGAAAATTTCAAGAAAGGAATGGTCCGGCTGATCATCTCAACAGGAATAAGCTACAAGAAGCTGTCAGAGCTGACAACGATCAGTCAGCCAACATTGAAAAAATGGGATGATGAATATCGGCAGGAGTGTCTGGATGAGAAGAAAAGAGAAGCTGAGAAACTAAAGAAGCAGGAAGAAGAGAACATGAGATGCACGGCGTGGCATCAGTATGGATCTGGTGCAGGTCGGTTTGAGTAGAAGGAAGATAAAATGACAGAGCAAAAAGAACAAGAAATCGTAGATAGAATTGAAAAGAGAGTTTTAGAAAAACTTGAAAAGAGTGTATGCAAAGAAGATACACAGAAAGTATTACAAGAACCAAGAAATAAATGGTTTAGAGATGCAAATGGATCCGGAACAGATTCGTTAATGGCAAATGCATTGGGAAATTCGTTCGTAGCATGGAGTGCATGGGAGCAGATTCGGCGATTAACATGTGTTGCTTGCGGAAAGAAATATGTAAGGCAGCTTACAGAAGATGATCATGCAGAAAAGGTGTGTGAGGAGATTTGCCAGACAATTTATGATATTGCAATGATGAGAAAGAAGGATGATCAGAATGGGGAAGATTGACAAGGAGCAAAAAGCCAGAATGGATGGAATGGCATACGCACTTAAGATAGCAAAAGAAAAAGGTATTGATGGGTTGGAGAATGAAATAAAAGCA